TGGGGCAGCCATATCTGGCACCGCAAACGTCGTAGGGACCTTGTTAGATGCCGCCCAAAACAATAAGGACATCACTGACGTTCTGTATGACGGAGTTCTGATCGAGCAGATGGAGACCAGTGGGTTTTCTATCACCGATAGCGCCACGGGTAGAGTCAGACGGATCAAGTACGTCAACTGCTGGGCTCGCAACGGGCGTGGCGACGGTTTCAATGACTTTGCCGGAGGCTCTTTCGATGTTACCTTGCAAAATTGCTACGCCACCGACCTTGATGGTTTCGGCGCTGAGATGACTACGGCGGGGGGACTTCAAATTCAAGGCTGCATAATCGCCCGCACTGGACAGTCTGGGATAGGGATTGAGTACAGCGCTTCGCTTAGTCCGACGAATGCTGTCATCATCAACGGCAATTACATTCATGACATTACCACAGCCGCCTATCCGGATGCTTCGGGAATTTCTCTAGGCCAAAATGTGAGTCCGGATAACACGATGATTATAGGCAATACCATCATGCGTACGGGAGGGCACGGAATTATTGCCAACATAACTCCCAATCGTTGCAGTTTTCTATCCAATGTCATTCACGATGTTGGGGGCGGCGGAGTCAACAGAAGAGGGATTCAGGTTCCGGGAGGAACCAACCTCGTTGCCATGAACAACGTGGTCAGGACTTTTACCGTAGGCTATGCGATGCAATACGGCATCGTATTTGCTGGAAGCGACGCTGGAAGCGTCATCGCGCACAACGAAATTTCTGGAGAGAGCATCGCGAAGATCTTCACGAACGGACCAACGAGAGCCGTTCTAAACCCGAAGCGCATCACGGTCACTTACAGCGCGAGCATGACATTCGACGCTGCCAACGGGACCGAATTCGATATTACTGCTACAGATGGCAATGCATTCACCATCAACGCCCCGATCAATCCCGCTGGGGATGGGCTTGTATTCACCGCAATCATACGGAATACATCTGGCGGTGCCTTGGGTGCAGTGACGTGGAACGGAGTGTTCAAGATGTCAGCGTGGACGCAACCTGCGAACGGATTCAGTCGTAGCATAATCTTCAGGTGGGATCAGACGAACTGGGTGCAAATCTCTCAGACTGGCGTAGATGTGCCGAACTGACAATGACCGAAGAAAAGCTCTCCCGCCAGGAATCCAAGCGATGAATGCCCCAATTTCTCTCGTTGAAGTTGACCGAGCGGTCGGCATGGTAGGAGCGCGTCATGATGGGCAACCAAAATATCCTCGGCGCGAGCCTGTCCGACGACCAGCGCGAGCAGCAGAACAAGCGCTCTCACAACCGCATGCGTTCCAGAAACCGCCGCGCGATCTGCTTCGCCGCTTCGAGCGTGTCCGCTTCGGTGATCGCTTCCAAGGCTCGCCGCGCCCCGATGTCGTGCGACTTGCCCCAATACACCCCGACCATTGCGCCGAGCAGAAAGATAACGAAAGTGCCTACGACTTGGAACAGCGTCATGGTTTCCTCCGAAAAAGAGCGAGGTATTCGTCGATGGCGCGGCGGATCAGTTCGGCAACTGAGACGCCCATGTGTTTAGAGAGTGCTTTCAGTTTCCTAATTGTCCGATCGGACAAGTGAAAATCATACCTGTCCATTAAAAATGACCCACGATTCCAGCGCCCTATACGTTTACGCCGTCCTCTATAAGGAACAGCAGGCCCGCGATGTATATTGCAACGTTGACAAACAGGATCAACCTTCAGAGGTTTGTTGTAGTCACGATGATCGTATACCTCTGCTGGATGGCCACAATCCACGCACTTTGTTTTACTAGTTATGCGCTGTAATTTTCCACACTCGATTGCTTTTTGTACGGCCGCTCCAGCGCGACCAGATCCACTAGTTGTCATGGATTTATCCTCGGTCGCCCAGGTTTGGGAACTTCTATTCCTGCGCGTCTCATTGCGCGGCGGACGGAAACTGGATGCAGATTGCATCTCTCGGCGGCTTGCGTTGGCGTGTGGCCGTGCTTAACCAATTTCAGCGCTCGGTCCATCGCTGCGGATTGTTTGGCAGTCATTCATAGAGGGTAGTGCATAAAGCACCATTTGTCAAATGATCCCGATGACCCAGCAATACCTCGACGCGACGATCAACTCGCTGCTTCAGAGCGTGGCCGAGATGGCGTCGAAAGCGGCAAACACGGCTGGACAGCTCGCGGACGCCAACCTAACCATCATGCAGCTTCGGGTGCGCATCGCAGAGCTCGAAAAACCGCCTGCCCCGCCGGAACCGCCGAAGGAATAACGTGGACCTCACCGCCTTCTCTCGCTTCGACCGGCAAGACCCGGACCATGTGAGCCTCTTTCTCGACCTGAATTACCTCGCGCACGAGGCGACGGTGCAGGCCATGACCTCCGTGGTCGATCACCGACCGCTGTTCGGGGAGCCGGACCCAGCGTGGGCGTTCGATCACGACCGCGAGCACCGCGCCATCGCCGCCGCGCTCTCGATTGCCGCCCCGCCCGACCTATCCGTAGTAGACTTCGCCGACGATTCCTCGGAGGACTGGCTCTTGTATCACTCGCGGCACCACGATCTCATCAACCAGGCGCTAGGGATATAGATCATGGCGGATTCACGCGTAGGCGTACACATTTTTCCTGGCACTCCGCAGGAAATATACTGGCCTGGCGATCTAGGCACGTACGAGGGCACCACGGGGCGACCGACTCTCAGCAGTATTCGAGAAACCATCGGATCGGTTCAGGGGCGCAAGGACCTGTTCAAGGGCGCGCTAACCGCCGCAACTGGTGCCTCTCTAGGAGCGGGGGCTGCTGGTTTGTCTGGCGCGGAAGCAGGAGCGACGGGCGCTGGTGAAACCTTTGGTCTGACCGGACTCGAGGGAGAGGAGGCTGGTGCTGGACTGCCGCTCGCGGATTACCCCGGCATCGCCGAAGGCGCGGCACCATCGGACATTCCCGGCTACGACCCGACGCTGATCGCCGAGCCGCCGGTATCTCAGGGAACGGTCAATGCTGCCGGTGTCGGGACCGCTCCTAGTGCGACAGGTGGCGTCGGTAACGCCATCGCCCGCTACGGTCCTCTCGCGCTCGGCGGGCTTGGACTCGCATCGAACTACCTCACGGGCAAGCGCGCGGCGGCGAAAATCGCGGGCCTCGGGGAGACGCAGCGCGCCGAGGGACAAAAACTTATCGACCAGTACAACAGCGGCACCCTGACCGTGGCCGACGCGCACAACATCGCCGCCTACGAAGCGAGCGCGACCGCGATGGCGAAGCAATATTTCGCCAAGGCCGGGATGTCGGACTCAAGCTCGGCCAACTCGGCGCTTTCGACCATCCAGGGGAACGTCGCGGCGATGAAAGATCAGGCGCTTCAGAACTACCTCAAGCTCGGAACGTCGATGCTTAATGTCTCTGACGAAGCGCAACTCCAAGCCATCGAGCAGGGCATCAAGAACGACCAGTTCATGTGGCAGCAGATTTTCAACTTCGGCGCGACCTACGGGCAGTGGAACCGCTCGCTCAACACGATGACCGGAAGATGACGCTATGGCTGAAATCGACCAAGGAACGGTAGACGCGGCGATCGACCCCTATGCGTCGCAGATCGGCGCGCGCATCAAGCGCCGGGACACGTTCGCCGAGCAGGCCACCGAGTTCGGCAAGAAGGAGGTTGCAGAGAGCGAAAAACTCGCTGGCCAGCTTGAGGAGCGCGGCAAGGCGGGCGCAGCGGCCCGCGAAGCGCTGTCTGAGCGCATCGCCACGCGCCCGAGCGCCCGCGTGAACGAGGAGGCGATCCCGGCCTACAACCGCCCGAAGGGGAACGACAAGGAAATGGAGCAGGGCATGTCGGCGCTCGCGGTCGCCGCAATGCTCGTCGGGATCGCCTCGCGTCAGCCGTTCTACGGCGCGGCGCAGGCGATGACCGGCTTCATGAAGGGTTACATGGACGCCGACCAGAAGATCGTGAACGAGTCCTTCCAGATTTACGACCGCAACCTCCAGGCGATCAAGGAAAGGAACGCCGGGAAGCGCCGCGCGGTTGAGGGCGTGCTCAAGGACTACGACAACGACTTGCTCGGGATGCAGCAGCAGTTGAAGATCATCGCCGCGCAGTACGATGACCCGATCCTCGCGCAGAAGGTGCGCGTCGGGTCGATCTCCGACCAGCGCGACATCGCGTTGAAGCAGTTGACCGCCGAAGGGAACGCCATCGACCACCTGATTCGGGCGCGCGAGGCGATGCTGTACCGCCAGGCGATGCTCGGGGAGAGGATCAAGAAGCGGCTCTCCGGCACGGCGAGCGGCGTCACGCCTTCCTCGACCGACAAGACGACCGCGCTGCAAATCCTCAAGTCCGACCCGCGCGTGGCGAAGATGGATCAGGACAGCAAGGTTTCGCTCGCCGCCGAAGTCGCCGCCCGCGCCAAGAGCTTGACGAAAACCGGCCAAGTCGCCGACTTCGCCGAGGGCGTCGATCAGGCGATGGACGATCTGGTGGCCGAGGGGCTGCTCAAGCCCGGGCAGGCGCAGCCGTGGTATCGGCCGGATACGCCTGCGAGCTTCAGCCGCGCTCCAGCGCCCGCCGCAGCGGCTCCGGTCGCGAAAGACGACTTAGAGGATCAAGCGAACGCCGCCATCGCCAACGGCAAAGACCCGGCGGCCGTGCGGCAGCGCTACAAGGAACTGACGGGGAAAGACCTTGGGGGCGTTTGACGACCTGCCGGTGGCGAAGGAGCGCGATCCGTTCGCGGACTTGCCGACGGTCAAGCTCCCCGATCGCCTGTCCACCGGCCTGATCGAGACTGGCGCGAATATCGTCTCGGGGTTGGGCGGTGCGGCGGCGGGCGGCGTCACGGCGCTCGCTACAGGCGACCCTAGTGCGGTCGAGCCGGTCGCCGAAGCGATCACCTACCAACCCCGCAGCAAGATCGGCAAGGAAATGTCTGGTGCGGTGCAAAAAGCCTTCCAGATGCTCGACGAGTTCGGCGACTGGACGGGCGAGAAAATCCGCGAGCTGAACCCCCAAGACCCGCGCTTAGTGCCGCTCGCCGCAGCGGTCAGGACGCTCATCAACTTCATCCCCGGTTTGGTGCTCCCGCCAGCGATGCGCGGGCTGGCACGCGAGAAGGGCGCTGAGGTTTCACGTGGAACCCTTGAGCCTGCCGCCGCCCCGAAAGCCGGGCCTGCCTCGCCTACGCTGCCCGAGCGCCCCTTCCCGGTGGTCGCCGAGGAAACGCCCGCAGCCCGGACTGTCGAAAAGACGACACGTCGGGCGGTTGTACCGGAGTCAGACCCCTTCGCCGACTTGCCCGACGCGGGAAACCTTGAGGACGTGCCCGCCTTTCAACCCAAGTCGCCGGTGGCCGGATATTGGGAAGGCCCTGGGGGCGAGTTCGTTGAAACTGTCGAAAAGCCGACAGTCGTAGAGCGGGCGAAGGAGTTGGCGTTCAACGACCGCCGGTGGCACGAAGCGGCTTTGACGCAGCCTGAGCGCCGCGGTGTGCCGCCAGCGCTCGAGCTGGAGGGTCAGACGCCCGATCAGGTGCGTGCCGAGGTGGCGGCTGTGGATCGGGCCAAGGCCCAAGAAGCGCGCAAGGCAGGCGCATCGCCCTCTGAAGAGTTCACCCTCTCGGGGTCCGACCGCCCGGCCGATCAGGCGGCGGCGCGCGGACAGATGGAGCTGCAGGAGGCACCGGAAGCCGTGCCGACGAAGTCGCGCAAGCGCGCGGAGGGCCCGCCTGCGTCCATCCTTACCCGCATCAAGCGCATGGGCGGCATCAACATCCAGGAAATCCTTGACCTGACCGGGGAGGGGCGCACCGGAAAGAAGGGCATCTCGCCCGGGCTGTTCACCAAGGGCGGGACCGGACTCGACGATCTGGCGACGCGGTTGCGCGATGAGGGATTCGACATCCCGGTGGACGCGGCCGACGGCGGGGTGCAGGGGCTTCGCAACATGATTCAGGACGAGCTCGCCGGCCGACGCAAGCACTACTCGTTCGCGGAGCAGGAGCGCGTCGCCCAGCTCGAGCAAGACCGGGAAGCCAAGGCGTTTGCCGAAGAGGAAAAGGCTTTGGATGTCGCCACGCGCGGAGAAGGCAAGGCGCTGACCGACGAGCAGGCGCTCGAAAGGTACGGCCCGGGTACGCTCGGGATGAACGCGGCCCTCAATCCAGAGCTTATCCGCCAAGCGGCGCGGGACATGAAAGCGGGCGCCAAGGCGGTGGTCGAGGACACCTTCGGCGCGCCGGGTGAGTACCGCAACCTCTACGGGCCGATCCGCGACCTCGAGCAAACCAACGTCGCTCGCATTGACCGCTGGGCGGCGGGAGAGTCGCACACCATCAAGCAGGCGTTCCCGAACAAGAAGGCGCGCGAGGATCTGACCTTGCGGATAGTGCGCGGCGACCTGTCCGGGCTACAGGGTGCTCAACTGGAAGTGGCAAAGCGCTTGCAGCAGAACTACGCGCAGATGGGAGAGTACGCGCTGCGCGCCGAGCAGTTGGACGAGTTGCGCCAGAACTACTCCCCGCAGATATGGGACATCAACGACGCGCACACGCGCAGGTTGATTCAGATGTGGCGCGATGCCCGCGAAGCGGGGCCGATTCGCGAGTCCTCGCCCTTGATGCGCGAGCCGGGCGGCTCGGGGATGTTCTCGCCGTTCCGGTTGCAGCGCGCAATCTCGGACGTGTTCGAGGGGATGCAAATGGGCATGAAACCCGCGTCCCTCGACGCCGCGGAACTGTTCACCACCTACGCGCGCTCGATGGGGCGCTCGGTCGAGCGTTCGAAGGCGATGACCTCGCTCCACCAACTCCTGTCCGACGACGGGCTGCCGATGGTGATGCCGGAGAAGCAGGCACCGAGGGGCTACGAGCGCATCGGCTACCCCGAACTCGAAGGCTACCGCGTCCACCCGGACATAGCGGCGGCGGTCAAGGTGGTGCTGGAGACGGACACGCCGGGCGCTGTCGGGATCGTGCTCCAGTCGGCGGCCTACGCCTCGAAGCGCGGCCTCGTGTCCTACTCGTTCTTTCACCCGACGTCGCTGTTCCTTGCGTGGGAGGGGAGTTTCCCGAAGGGTTCGATGCTCAACCCCAAGGGCGCGATCGACGCGGCGCTGAAGAAGTACCGGGAAGGCGGGCCCGGGGACGCGGTGGACAAACTCCTCGCCTCTGGCCTCAAAATCGGCGCGCCGCTTGAGGACATCATGGGGCGCGAGCGCTTCGGGCGCGTCATGGACCGCGCCGAGCGCGTAGCCGACAAGTTGAATCTCGGGGGCCTCGTGCGCGTGCCTCGCAAGATCGACCGGGCGCTGCAACACGCGACCTGGGACTATGTGCAGACCGGCTTCAAGCTCGACCTTGCGACGCGCTTCTTCGAGGATCAGCTGGTCAAGAACGCGGAGAAAATCGCCAAGGGCGAGATCACCGAGCGCGACATCGCACGCCAGGCCGCCGAAGCCGCGAACGGTATCCAAGGCGGGCTGAATTGGGAGCGCATGATCGACAAGTTCGACACGCCGGCCGGGCGCCGCATCATGGCGGACATCCTCTCCAAGAACGGCCGGCGCTGGATGCAGACCTTCGCCTTCGCGCCGGACTGGCTGGTATCGACCATCTCGACTTGGACGAACGCGGTGACGGGCGGGGAGCGCGCCGCGGTGCGCCAAGCGCTCGCGCGCCGCTACCTCATCACCTCGGCCATCATCACCTACACCTACGGCAACGCGCTCAACTACTACTTCACCGGGCACTCGATGTTCGAGAACCGCTCGGGCAAGAAGGACGCGACGTGGCTGGACGACATGAAGGCGAAAACCGAAGTACATCTCGGCGGTGGCTTGCGCATCAACCCGAACAAGCACTTTCTCGAAGTCCCGCACATGGTCGCCGATCCGGTGCAGTTCGCGCTCAACAAGGCGAACCCGATGACCGTGGGCGAGCCGCTTGAGCAACTGTTCAACAAGCAATGGCTCTCGACCGGCTACGCGCCGCCGATCGCCGAACGCTCCGACGCGCAACTGACGCGGCTTCGCAAACGCGCGCAGCACGCGTCAGGCAAGGTGCTGCCGATCACCGGGCGCTCGGTCATGGAGCACGGCGCGCTCGGCGCGGGCGGCTTTCTCGGGTTCCCGGTGTCGGGCGTCTCGGAGGAGCAAAAGGAAAACGAGCGCATCCGCCGCACCATCGAGCGCTCGGCGCGTCCGTGAAACAAGCAAGGCTCTCGCCGCTAGGTAAAAAAGCGGAGAAACTACTTTCGACGATCATGGATGATATGGAAGCGGACGCTAAGAAGCGGAAAGGCAAACCAGAGGTCCAGGCGAAGTATTCTTTGACGGACAACATGAAGGTGTTGTCTCGGGTAGCGCAGTTTGAGGCTATTCGATCGAAACTGGAAACGCCAGAAGGTAGTTTTTTCTCCGGTAGAGAAAAAGAGGATGAGGACGGTGACGCAGAGTGAACTAGAGGCTGCTGTAGAACGGCAAAACTTGGGGGGAACATGAAACTTCAGGAAGTTGAAGCGCTGATCGCAGTCGGACGGGTCGGCTTCGCGCTCGCCGCGTCCCGGCTCATGTCGCTCGTGATGGGATTCGGGACGGTGGCGCTCGCGGCGTACACGGTGCAGTCGCCCTCTTGGGAAGCAGTGTGCGCGGTGGCGGCAGTCGCGCTGTGCGGGTTGCTGCCGGCGCTCGCGTTCGAGTCGCGCTCGCAGGCCCGACGAGCGGAGGAATTGCGCCATGAATAGGGCGGGCATCTACAACGAGAGCGAGATGTTGCAGCGCTCGTGCAAGTTCATCCGCATCGTTCTCGAATCCCCGCCGGGTCAGGCGGTGAACCGCGTCACTGACGACTCGGGCGAGCGCTCGCGCTTGCAACCGAACATGCAGGTATCGTGGGACAAGTGCGAGGGCAGCCAGTGCGCGCACTGGCGCTGGTATCGCAGGTGGCCTTGGTCGAAGGTCGAGCACGGTGGCCTGGGGTACTGCGGCTTGGCAGGAAAGCCGTGAATGCGCTTGGCGAACAAGTCCTCGGTATTCGACCAGCTCGTCGATCGCTCGGGCACGATCACGAGCGGGGGCACGTCGCAGCAGTTGATGCCGAAGAATGCGGACCGCTTCTACCTTTTCTTCCAGAACATCTCGACCGGCGACGAATGGCTGAACCATACCACTGCCGCGCAAATCGGGGTCGCCGGCAACATTCGCGTGCGACCCGGTGAGACGTTCGCTATGGAAGGCTCCTACTTGACGGGTGAATCGTGGAACATCATCGGTGCGACCACCGGCCAAGCGTTCACCTCCAAGGAAAATAGTCCCTCTCCGGGAAACATCTGATGGGCCTGAACACCAACCAAGTCGAAGTCTCCGACGAAGGCGTGCTGCAAGGGTTGGCACGGCTGCTCGACTTCGTCGGGGCGGGCGTTACCGCGACGATGGTGGGAGACATCGCCACGATCACGATTCCCGGCGGCTCTGCGGGTGCTGATCCGAGTTACAGCCCAGGGTCGTTCACGATCGCCACTGAAACTGCGCGTCTTTTCATGAACCATTTGAAGCTGACGACGACGCAGCGCGCCACGCTCGTTGGCACGGCTCGCTTGAAGCTGAGCAACTGATGGCTGACTGCGTCGTAGATCAACAAGCGGCGTCGGCGCTCTCCACCGCAGCCGGTCAAGGGGGTTGGTTCTTCGACAATCAGACCGGCCTGTTCATGTACAAGGACGCGGCTGGCCGTGTATATGGCCGCTCGGACAATGGTTCAATCACCACACCGGGTTCGACCTTCGCCACCGATACCTATATAACCGATTCCGACCTGAAAGTTCCTTCAGTCTCGTTGCAGGTTCGGACTAAGTTTATATGGCGACTTTCCTTCTCTAAGACCGCTGCCGGTGTAGTAGCACCTGCCTACGCCATCCGCATCGGCGCGAATAGAACCACAGCGGATGCCGCACGATTGACCTTAACGGGGCCGGCGCAGACCGCCATTGCCGACATCGGCACGCTAAACATCATGGCGATCATCCGATCCATCGGAGCGTCTGGAGTGATGCAGGGTACGGCTTGGTGGGATCATCGCGGTACGGTGGCGAGCAGCACGGTCGGCGTTGGATTTGCGAACGACGGCACCGGGCATGTCGAGGGCACAAGTGCCGGCTTTGACACCGGCGTAAGCGGTCAGTTTATCGGCCTTTCGATCAATGGCGGCGCATCTGCTGCGTGGACCTTGACACAGGTTCAAGCGGAGGCAGAATGGTGACGCCGATCAAAGGACACCGCGACGTTTCAGTAACTTGGGGCGATCACGATGCGGCTCATCCTCCGATTAGAGTCGGGAGAGTCACAACGACTATTCTTGACACCGCGATCGCCGTACTATTTTCCAGTCCGATGCCCGATGCTGATTACGAAGTTGTGGTTCAGGCTAAGTCGAATGTGAGCGTGACGACTTTTCCGAGCGCTCCGACAACGGACGGATTCACGCTGAACCTTTCGGCTGGCGTGAACGCGACGTTCTCGTACTTCGCCATTGGAACGGTGTAACATGAACTTGGAGGCTCTATGAAAAAGCACAAACGCAGCAAGGATATGGCGGTACCCGTAGCGCTTGGTGAGCCGATGCCCGCCCCGCCGCTCGCGCTTCAGAGCCGCTACTCGCATGAGCCGTGGAAGCCGGGCGAGACGCCCGCTGCTCCGCTCATGCGGCTGTCGCGCCCGCACGATCTCCCCGCGACGCCCTACGGCCACGGCGCGCTCGGCGTGGAGAAGCCGACGGCCCGCGGCAAGCACCATCCGGAGACGCCGAAAGAGGGGTTGCTCAAGTGAACTACTTTCACATCGCCGCCTTAAGCGCTGGCGCGAGCATCACCAAGAACCCGTGCAAGTTGCACTCGGTCACGATCAACACCAAGGGAATTACGTCCAATCTGCTCACGTTGTACGACAACAACGCCGGGGACAGCAGCGGCAACGTGATCGCGGCGATCGACACGACGGCGAACGTCGGGCACCTGATCTACGACGTTGACACCAGAGCGGGTCTTTCCTACGTGCTCGCTGCGGGCACGGCGGCGGATGTGACGGTCAGTTATGCCTGACGTTCCTCTTTCGCGCTCGGAAGCCGCCGAGATCGAAAAGGAAATAGAGGAGGAACGTATCCGCATCGGGGTAGCGATCATGAATCGCTGGTTCCAGGAGAACCGCAAGGAGATCGGAAAGCTCCAGGTCGAGTCTTTGGATAATTGGGCGAGCACGCGAGTTAAGACGGCGCTCGCTGTATTCGGGCTGGCGACGCTCGGAACGATGCTACTCGCAGGCTTGGCCTATCTCGGCTGGAAGGGATGGGGAGGGGTGAAATGAACCTCAGAGTCGAACGCGAACCCTCTACGGATCAGGGCACCTTCGGTCGAATGATGCTAGAAGGGCACCGCGAATGGCCGTGCATCGAGTTGCCGTGGCGCGGCAACGCGAATGGACTGTCGTGCGTGATGCCCGGAAAGTACACGGCCAAGCTCGCCTGGTCCGGGTGAGCTCGACCGCGGCGACGGCGTGATGCAGAGCGCCGTGCTTCAGTCGCGGCAGGCGCTTGAGGAGTTCATGCAGGCGACCGGCGGCGCGGACCTCGAACTGGAGATCGTATGGACTGGAAATCCCTCGTCAGAAGCGTAGCGCCAGCGCTCGGAACGGCGCTCGGTGGCCCCCTCGCTGGCATGGCGGTGCAAGCGATCGGCAGCGCGTTCGGGCTGTCCGATACGACGGAGGACAAGCTCTCCGCTGCGCTTGCTGGCGCGAAACCCGACGATCTTCTCAAGCTCAAGCAGGCGGACCAGGAGTTCGCCGAGAAGATGAAGTCTCTCGACATCGACCTTGCAAAACTTGAGGTGGAGGACCGGACATCGGCCCGGCAACTCGTCATCCAGGGGAAGGCCAAAACTCCCGCCATCCTTTCGTACTTCGTGGTGCTGATGACGGCGCTGATCTACGGCTACCTGATCGCGGGCGACTACGAAAAACTCACCGTCAGCGACTTGGTGCTCGGGCGCATCCTTGGGACGCTCGACATGGCGTTCGGCGTGGTGCTCGCGTATTGGCTCGGCGCAGCACACCGCGAGCCGTTTCAGCAAACTCTGGCGAAGAAATAATAGCTAGCGCATCCGCAGGCTAACCTTCCGCCCGTCGGAGAGCGTGCAGATCGCCCGGTTGCGTGCGGTCTGAGTGCAGATGATGTCGACGTCGTGAAGCGCGGTATATTGCAGTCGTCCAGCCCGTAGAGCGCAAATGACGCGCGAACCGTCGCGCATTACGGCGCATGAGCCGTCGCCTTCTGAGTTGTGCAGTGCGTTGACGGCGGCGCGCATTGCGTCGCGGTCGCGAATGATCGCCGAGCGGCTTTGTAGGGTGAGGAACAGGGCCACCACTAGCAAACCGACCAAGAGCCACAGAACGCCGATCACTCGGCTCCTTGGCCGGTTGATCTGTGGCAGGAGCGCGATCTTTCTATCCTGAACTGTCGGCGCGGTCATGGCTTTTCTTCCGGCAAACCTTCCACCAGCCAGTTGTCGCGGGCGGAGATGGAGGGGGCGGATTGCGGTGCGAGCGGATCGCATAACGGACAGCGTTTCCCGATCGCTGTTGCAGCCAGTGAGGTAAAGGTCCACGGCTGACCATGATGTTTTGGGCAGCCATCAGTTGTCCAGTTAATCACGATTCCAGACTGCTCCGGCCGTTGCGCGAGGTGGGAAAGGAGAGTGGCGGCTTCTGTACGCAAAACATTTTCTTCATCCGCACCGCAGTCACATTTATCGCTGCGCCGCTTGTCGTCGCAACAAAGCGTTGCACATGAGTAAAAGCAATCCTCGCAATTGTAATGCGGAATAGATTTGCGCAATCGCTTCACCATCTCCGCCATTTCGCCCTCGGTCGGCTCGGCGGGCGCAACGCCAGCAGATGTTAAAACTTCGTGAGCACTGGAGTTGGCAACAGTGTTGATCTCACTCGCCCCATTCCTCGCGGCAACGGGCACCTGCGGCGCTGCGGTTGATTGAGCCCCCGGCTGCTCCTTGGCGTAATAGCAAGTGCAGCCCATTGGTACGAACGGATGTTCCTGCTGTCCATGGCTTTCACGCGAATCGCCGCATCCGCAAGTCTCTGGATCAATCTCGTTCCCACAGCTATGACAGCGCAGCCTTTCCATCGGCTGCTCCTTGGCGGGCACTTCGGCCGCTACGAGTGCGTCCACAGCAGCGACAAGGTTCTTACATGGCGCTTCCTCAGCTTCATCACGAACTTCGTCCTCATACCGAATGAGCCATGCTTTTGCAGCTTCAGCCACCCGAGATTTCAACCGCATGATCTCACCCTCGGCCACCCGAGCGGGGGCTGCGGTTCGTTTGAGGGCGCGGATGCGCGATGCACTATGACATCCCGATGCGGACTGTACAAAGCAATGCAAATCGCACACCTTCGCCGCTTCCTCCAGCGCTTCACAACGGATCAGGGCTTTGTCACGTGTGTCCATCCCGCTCGGCGGCTCGCGGCGCAGGGCAGCGATGATCGCGTCGAAATCGCGCCAGTCTTTTATCCGCAAAGGACATTCACCAACTCTGATATATCCTAAAGCGCGTTTCAACAGATCATCTGCCAGTTGCTTGTCGGTCGCTTCAGTCATGGCTTTCTCCCTTTCGATCCAAGTAGCCACAGCAATATCTTTGCGAGTGTGTCACTGTCGCAGGCGTGGCCTCGTTCCACTCTATTTAGCGTCGCTGCCGAACAGCCGATTTCTGAGGCTAGTTCGCGCACTGTTGCGTGAGCACCATGACGATACTCGCAAAGTACATCGCCAAGTCTCATCTCTCCCTCGCCACTCGCTCCAGCAGTTCGATGACCTCGGCGGCAGGTGTGTTGTCGCTCCAGAAGCCGAGGGAGATTCTTACGCGGTCATTACTTTTAAGTCGCCGTATTGCTTCAATGTGTATTGGATCTAACGCGGAGCCTTGGATGCTGGCAAGAACATTCACCACGCATTTCCGGCCGAAATAGTCCACTTGCCCACCACAACTAAGACCATGCTCTCGGATATAGTCCGCCGCCCGGAGCATCATGCGTGCTGTTTCCGCTTCGCTGCGACTGCGGTTATCCAGGCAAGGATCACTCCTTTGGGCACCGATCCAGAATCATCTTGCGCTTGGCTTCGGGCAACTTGGAAGCGAGATCGCGCGCCACGTCGAAGTCCTTGGACTTCACCGCGTCGTCGGCGAGCGCGAAGATTTCCTCTGGGTCGAAGGCGACGCGCTTCTCGGTTGGCGGCGCCAAGGCTTCGCGTTCCTCGTAGGGCGTGAGCACCGTTCCCTCGATTGCGTCCTTGAGCGTGACGCTCGCCGCGCTGTCGGCTGCGCCTTCGAGGGCGACGAGCTGCGAGAGTTCGACCGACGCCGGCAGGTACTTCACCACTTGCAACAGCGGCACCTTGCGCGCGTACATTTCCCAATTCTGGTAGGCGTAGTGCTTCTCGCCGACGCGGTTGTAGCGCTTCAGGTGCTTCTCGATCTTGGCGCGCGGGAACACCTCGATGATCGGCCAGTCGATGCCGCGGATGCGGCCGATGGCGTAGGTGTGCGTGATCTTCGCGGGCTCGTCCTCGCCATGCGGCTTGTGGCGCACGTAGGGCGAATCACCCATGCCGTACTCGAAGTCGTCGCCCTCGAACACGGCGCCGGTCCAGCACACCGAGCGCCCGGAGCGGTGCACCAAGTCAACGTAGCCGCGCCAGCCGGGCACGAAGGTCGCCTCGCCCTTGTACGGCACGAGGTAGGCGTGGCCCATGACGCCGAGCTCGAGGCCGAGCTGGCTGGAGAGGATGACTGCGGCGAAGGTCGAGCGCGGATCACATTCTGCGAGCTTCGGGTTGAGGCGGTAGCAGGTGAGGGCGATTCTGGCGTATCTCTCAATATTTTTCCTGAGATGTTCAGGAAGCGCCCTTGCCACTTCGCCCTTGTAGGCGTCGAGCAGTGCCGGGAAGCCCTTGGGCTTCTCGTCGGTCTTTGCGTCTTTGAAGTCGGTCAGGTTTGCCATCGGTTCCTCACTTCAGTAAAAACCGTCTCGTCGGTTCCCCGAACTTAGTGCACTCCTCGGCGATCGCGGGGTACTTCTCGCGGAGCTTATCGGTGTCGATGCGGTGGGCTGCCTTTGCGGCGTTCCACGTCGCAAGCCGAGTGCCATCGGGCGCCGTGAGCGTCGAGGCTTCGGCCATGTAGGACTGCACTTCGGTCGCGCGCGCGTCGTCTTGAGCTTCGAGGTACTTGATCTGGTCGCGGATGTAGCGGAGGTCTTTGCAGACCTGGACTACTTCCGGCGGCGCGACCTTGCTGCTCCCGTCGGTTCTCGCCCATATCTTGCGCGCGTCCTCGGGCGAACGCGCGGGCGGCGGCGTGCCGCTTTGCACGAGCTGCCAGAACTCGCGCTCCTGGTCGATCAGCTTCTTGATCGCCGCCTCGTCCCACGGCACGACGTACAGGTGCCGCGCCTCGTTGCCGAATAGGACATTGACCTCGACACCTTGGAGCGGAGCCTCGCAGTTGACGTACACCGTCATTTCGTGGAGGCACTGCACCAGCACGTCCCAGGGCACGTCGCCCGACCACGGTTCGCCGAATTCGCGCAGGCGCCCGGGCGAGAAGAACTTGACTTCGTGAAGTCGCTCGGTGGCTGGGTTGAGCCCGTCGAAGTGAGAGCCCATCGTCAGTCCCTCGACGCTGTGGATGAATTCAAGGTTGGTAAGTCGCGTGATTGGCTCGCCCGTGTCCTGCTCGTGCAGCGCGATGATCGCGTCCTGGAAGTGCCGACCGGCGCGGACCTCGAACTTCGCCGAGATGTCCTTCGGGTTCACGAGGCCGCGCTTGAGGGCCCACATCGCTGCAGGCGTTGCGTACTTCGACAGGCCCAGGGCGGGGGCCGCCTCGATCGAGTAGAGCGCGTTCTGGCGTTCGGTGGCGTTGAATTCAGGCATGGTTATCCTCCAACAGGATTATCCCCCCATAGGATGGACATGGTCAAGGGGCTGTGCGATGATTTGCCGATGGTCACGCCGCTTGCCCGCTTGCTCGTCGCCCGGAGGATCACGCAGCAGCAACTCGCCAAGGCCGTACACTGCGGCCAAGCGAGCATCTCGCGCATCGTCAACGGTAGAACCGGTGCCGACCTTGCGATCGTCGCCCGCATCGTGGACTACTTGGACCCCGAGCGCGCGGAGTTCAACGAGCTCCATTTGCTCTATCCGCAACGCTTCGAAGATTGGCGGCCGGCGGGTGCCGCGCCACAGCAAACGGCGGCGGAAACCCCCTAATTCTGTGCTAAAACTAGCGCAGTGGTGCGTCATTGGCGGGGTTTGACCTCGTTTTTCCGGCGTAAGTAGGCTCGGACCTGCTCGCGCAGGTGCTCGGGCATGGGGCCTCGCGGATCCTTGGATTCGCCGGCCTTGCGATCTTTCTCGGCGAGGCTCGCACGTATCTTGCGGTGCAGCCGCTCCCCGAGCTCGATGAAGCGGTCCACGTGGTCGGCGTCCTTCAGGATGATTCCCAAGCTGTCGTAGACGGTGTTCCTGTCGTTTGCGCCGCGGTGCCAGGCGGAATCGGCACAGCCGTCGATCGCGTCTTTTAGGTCGTCCACGGAATAGCCGGTCGCGAGCATGGCCCGGATCACACGCTCGCGTTTGTCATCCATTCGCGCGCGCGGATGTCCCATCACGTCGCGCCAGTAGTCGAATACGGCCCGGACCGGCTCGGCGGCCTCGTCTTGCGGCAACGCGACGACCTCGCCCATGGGGCTATGCCTTGCGCGTGTGGTCGTGGTTGGTCGGGCTTAGGCGCGCCTCGGCGTCCTGGCGCTTGTAGTCCGGGTCGTCGTCGACCTCGAATCCTGCGGCCTCGGCAGGCAGCGGCGCGGTACCTATGCGCACGAACCAGCGCGCCTCGGGCCCGCACGCTTGGCTATCCTGTCTGGCGGCCTGCGCGCTCTGATACCGGCGCACGGTGCGCTCGCCGCCGTACACGTAGTCGGGGCCGCCGGCGACGAAGTTCTCAGGCGCTTGGCAGCCATGCGAGCCTTCGCGGTGCTCGCAATCGCGGCAGAGTTTCATGACGGCTTCACCTTGGCGAGCACGGCGCGGGCATCGTCAAATGGCCTGGAGTATCCAGTCACGCCATCGTCCCAGGCTACCAGCGCACGTAGCGCCTTCACCATCTCTGCGTTGAGTGCCTTCAGGGCGTCGCGCTCGGTTTGGAGCTCTGCACGTCGGCGTAGCATTGCGAGAACGCCTCCACCTTCTTCGAGCAGCCCTGTGCCGATATGTTCGCAAGCATTCACGCAGGCCACGATGCGGCGGGCATCCTCTCCAGCTTGCGCGCGGCAATCTGGATCCTGCAATCCGTTAAACAGGATGGCTGCGATACCATCTACGTGTGCGGCGAATTCCGCGTCAATGGTCCAGCCATCCTCTTTTACCCGCCACGGTTCTGGCGTATGCGCTTGCTTCGGTGCGGTCATGAGGAGTCCGGTTTTGGGGTCGAGTTTATCTCCTCTGATCGGGTTTTGCAGATTGGTGGATTTCATGACTGATCTCCTTTGCGGGTGGATTCGGGCGCAGCGAGTGTCGATTGCCCATACAGCGTGAGATGCAGTTTCTCGCCGCGTAGGGTGGTGATCTCAATGGAGCGTAGCGGTATATCGTGTGCAGTGCCGCCGGCTTGGACTTCAGTTATGCTGATTCGATCAACGGCGTGTAGTTGCAGTTCCATGGCATTCCTCTCCTTTGTGGGTGGATTGACGGCCGTCCCGGTAGCCGTTAGGCGCGCATGCCGCCATCAGCTTTGGCGCAGTCGAAAAAGGCAAGAGTGATATCGCGTGCCTTGAATCCATGCTTTTCTAGTTCGCTGGCGGCTTCGACTGGAATCATGCCGAAGCGAACAACAGCTTTTTGTTGTGCCGTGAACTTCGACCAGAGGATGCAAGCGGCTGCGGTCAATTCAGTTGGTTGACGATTGTCGAAGTTCATTGTCCTATGCCTCCTGCCCCTGCTCCCCGAGGCGCGGGTGCCGCGAAGGCGGCGATATCGAGGCGCTCACGGTGCGCTCTCCCCGGTGGGTCGGATGGCCTATTTGCTACCCGCTGCCATCACTGCCGCAGTGTTCTCGTGCTGTGTGATCCGGAGCGATATTCCATCATCGCGGAGTTGCTTGGCGACCGGTACAAGCCAATGGCCGCAGACACATGGCGTCAGCGCGCGCTCCAGTTCGGTATCGGTAAATTTGGTTACATGCTCGGCGGCTACAGCACCTTGTTATGGCTTGCTCGGATAGGCATGGTCGTCTTTAGGCAAGTACCATGTTTCCTTGCACGAATGGCATCCCCAAACGTCCTCATAAAGTGCGACGGGTTGCAGATCGGAGCGACAATGCGGACAAGTGTGCAAAGCAAGCAAGGCATCGTGCAGAGCTTTTTTATCCATTTCCTCGTATTGGCTGACGTGGCTCATGATTGATTTACCCTTCGGTTGTTGGATTGCTCACCCTATCCATGCAATCCGCATGCCAGAACAAATACTCAATGGAATCAATGTACGAATTCCAGACGGGTGACGCACAGCGTAAATAGTTGCCGTAGTTGTGACGTTTTGTAAGGTTGCCAAGAATCGTGCCTGGAGTTGTGCACGGGGACTTGCGGAACTTTTCGGCGTAGGGCAGAATCCTAACCGCTGCAGGGAGGCGTCCCTGCATGATGTATCCCAGCGCCCCGGCCAGCTCGTACCTGGTCGGGCGCTTCACCAGTACGAGGGGTTGCATGCGAGCATTCATCAAGATTCAAACCGGCGCCCGAGACCCAGGCGGAAAGGCGAATGTCCGCGCATAGCCTTTCGGAAACCTCGCGCGGCGCCCTCAGTTCTGCCGTCAGGGAGTAAGCACCCGAGCTCAAGTGATTGAGCAGGCGAGGCATACCATCAGCGGAGCCAGGGCCCGGCTCAACCGGCGGGAGCCTGTGCGGATGTCGAAATGTCGTCAGTTTCTGGCGCGCGGCCGTTCGCGGGTTGGGTGTTCGTCCCTGTGTGACGGCAGGTGGGATGTGGCACGCTTCTTGCAAATCCGCTCCGCCGCCTTGCTTTTCCCTGCCAAGCGCCGTTGCTTTTGACTTTTCTCGGTGAACGCGTTCTACAGAGACCTCGCTTCATGTCGGCGAACACGGTAGGTCGGGTGACGCAGTGTTGTTGCACGGTGCTACAGGGGAGAGGTTACGATCGTAGCTACGGAGACAGCGCGGTTGCGCGAGTTCGCTCGCTCTTTCGTTGACTGGATGAGCGGTTGTGGGGTCGGAGCAAGGATCGTGCCACTTGGAATGGGTGCGGCGGTTGGACTCGGGGAGTGCTGGAGGTGGAGGCATCATCTCTCCCGCCCACAGAATGAAAACAAGAAATCGGTCAAGATTATGCTACGCTCGTCGGGTTAAGCGCGGCGTGGAAAGCAGACACGCAGGCGCAAAATGTGACGCCTTGAAGGCCAGTGGAAGAGTCGGGACGTGCTCGTTTGAACCACAGCGCTTCAAAGCCAAGATGCTCCCGAAAGGTTGAGCTCGGCAACCGCGTGTAAGCGTTGGCTCGCTGTGCGTAAAGGTGCAACGTTCAAGGTGCTAGGCCTAGCCTGTGGAACACGGTGAGTCACAGCCTGGAATCCACATAGCCGGAGTAGCGCCCGGCCGCTTGACGGTGACGTGATGACCGACTTCGTATCGTGGACGGACGAAAGCATCCGCTGGTGGGACCGGCTCACCGCTGATCGCTGGCACGAAGAGCACGACGTCATCGACATTCTCTTCGCGCGCAGTCTGGCCGGAGAGATCCTTCACGCGGATTCTGCCTTCATCCATGACTACAACGGCAAGATCCCGGAGGGGTACGACGTTCGCACGCCGTTCGATTTCGAGGAAGTAAAGCTCGCGCGACTGGCTACCCGAGTGCGAGTTCCTGAGAAGGTGCACCGCGTCGGAGACAAGCGACGCGGCCCTCGATCTGCGGAAGTTCTGCAGCGCATGCGGGCGGGTAGAGCGCGCAGGAGCGAACTCGAGTTGCTGGGTCTCGTTGTGGTAAAACGCCGTGGCCGGCCGCCGGGCCGCAAGAACAAGCCGCAGCTCTCTCAGTACGGCGCCTACCGCCTATGACCCATGCTGCGCCGCGCCATCCGATTCCCCTTGACGGATAATCCCAACGGGGGATAAGCTCCTGGCAGTCCAATAACGAAAGGAGTCAGCATGGAAAATCAGCACACGCTCATCCGCGGCTACCGCGACTTGTCTGCCGAGGAGATCGCGCTCATGAACGAGGTGAAGCAGGCGGGCGAGCTCGTCGGCGACCTGGTGGAGCGCATCTCGGCCACTGAAGGGGTGGATGTCCGGTGGGCGTCGATCGCGCGCACCCAACTTCAGCAGGGATTCATGGCGCTCACGCGCGCGGTGGCGAAGCCGACGACTTTCTGATGAACGAATACACCGAGGGAGCAAGCGCGTGCAGGCTGCGCGTGGTCAGGCATGATGCCCGGGCAATTCTTTCGAGAGAGAGCCGGGCGAAGGAGGATGCGGGAAACTCCATTTGCTCTCGTGGCCGCCTCCCATCTTGGAGCAGTGCCAGGGCAAACCGGCATCGGCAGCAGTGCCCGCTCATCTGCCCCGATGCCGGCCCTTGGTTCGGTAGAGCAATAGTGCAATCCGGTTACGGCGATGCGGTGCTCTCGGGCGCCGCGGTGAAGGAGGCGAGGATGCCAGTCGTTGTGGAACCGATGCGGGTGCGCGAGCTGATCGAGGCATTGTCCAAGTTCGACCCGCTGCTCGAGGTCAAGGTGGATGAGCGCGACATCGTGCGGGTGGTGTACCGCGCGGGTGGAGCGTACGGAAGCGGCTACGTGGTGGACATCGAGGTAGAGTAGATCAACCGGGCCGCCGCAAGCTCCCTGCGACCGAAGGCACCCTCTCCAGGACACGGAGGAAGTTGAGGTTGCACAGTAATGCGGCGGGCCGACCAACTTAAGTGGTGCAGATGAAAACATCGAACTACATTGCGGCGGCGGTCATTGTCGTTCTGGTTGTCATCGCGTTTTGGGGAACGATCTTCTACGTCGGCGCGCACTTCGCCGCGAAGTATTGGTAGGCAAACGAAAGGGGCAAGCATGGTGAAGTGGATGGGTCCTCTGGTGTGCGCGCTGCCGAAGTGGGCGGGCGGCGGGCACAGGAGAGGGAAATTTATCGATGAGTTCTCCACGGAGTCGGGTCGTTTCAGGCGCATTGTTTGTTCGCGCTGTGGGCGCGAAAAGTTCTACAAGGTCAAGCCGCCCGCAGCCGCGAAGGAGGCCGCGTGAAACTTGATCGTGCGCTACTATCCTACGATGTGTGAGGCGTAATGAGACAACTTCCTCATCAGTCAGATGCGAGCACCAACGACCCGTTCGTGTTCCGTGGAGGAGCTGGAGGGAAAGCTCGACCTCGCCGACATTCGCGGGCCGCAGCCGCTCGCTCCGATAACCAATCTGCTGAAGCGTCGCATGGAGAGCGCATGGCCGACTCGATGAAATATCCGACGAACGCGATCGACAGCTTCCAGCACGGGGTGGTGATGGACCTGCGGGTGCGGCTGGCGATCGACTTCCTGAAGGTCGTTCCCGGCTTCGGCGCGCACAAGGCGCTCGATCTTGCCGACGATCTGCTGGAGGACGCGGAGCGCCGCGGCTGGCTCGCCCCGCTCGACCACGACCCGAAGCTCACCGACGCGGTGAAAAACCAAGCGAAGCGCTTGGGCGCGTTCCAGATGTATCAGCAGCTCGGGGCGAACCAGGCGGCGCAGGACGAGCAGTCGCGCGTGGTGCCGGCGGCGCCGCAGATTAACCAGAGCAAGCACTGATGAAAACGTATACCGTCGAGTATTACTACCAGGGCGGGCAGGAGGACATCGCAGCCGACGCCGTGAGCATCGAAGAGGGGTTCATCATGTTTCATGACGATCACGCAAGAATCATCAAGATGCTCAATGCGAACGGCGTCGTCAAAGTGACGCTCAAACCCCAAACCCACTAGACCATGCGCGCCCGGACACACAATGGCCTTGCTGCCGCGCTAGGCGGCCGATCCGAAACGGCCAAGGTTCCGCTCTGGGGCCGGGTGCGCGAGCGGTTTCGACCCCGGTGCGGATTCCTTTCACCCGTGAGCGGCGCACGGTAATCGGCCGAACGCCGCACTAGGAGAACCGGAATGCAAATGGTCAGCAAGGAGCCCTTCAAGTTCCTGTACCGGGTTCGATTCCCGGCCGGTTCGCCATGAACAAGGTCAAATTCGTCCCCGCCGACCCGAAGGTGCGCGCGCTCGCCCAATCGGAGGTGCTGGTTATAGAGGTGACGCAAACGAAGCGCGTGTTCTTCCACAAACCGCTGTTCAGGCTCCTCAGCCAAGTTCGCGAGCCGACGTTGCGCGAGGCGAAAGCGCTCGCCGCCCGGCGCGGGTGGATACGCCTCTCGGCTCTCCCGCCCTCGGAGCGGCGCAAGTACCGCGGGGCGACGGCGGTGCGGTCGTGACTTACACTGCGTTGCAAGAAAAGCTATACGCCGAGGCTGAACTAGAGCTTGAGGAACAACGAAAATTGGGCGTAGAAATCCCGAGAGATCGCATTGTTGAGGCGACGTTCAAACTTGGGTTCTGTTGCGGCGCTGCATGGTTGCGGCACGATATTGTTAGTTGTCATGAGGCGCAGGAGTTAATCGAAAAACTTGTGGTTGGAAAATCGTGAGCGTGGTCCTCGCCATCGACCCCGGTGTTGCCGAATCGGGCTATTGCGTGTACGACGGGTTCGTGCGCGAGAGCGGCACGGTGGAGAATGCGCGACTCCTTGAATGGTTGCCGGCGCATCCGGCCGACACTCTCGCCATCGAGATGATCACCTCCTACGGGATGCCGGTCGGGCGCGAGGTGTTCGAGACGTGCGTGTGGATCGGGCGCTTCCAGCAAGCGTGGCGCGCGCCCGAGGAGGTGCGGCTGATTCCGCGCCGCGACATCAAGATGACGCTGTGCGCGAACGCGCGCGCCAAGGACGCGAATATCAGGCGGGCACTGATTGATCTCGTGGGACCGCAAGGCGTGAAGCGCGCGCCCGGGCCGACCTACGGAGTGAAGTCGCACGCCTGGGCCGCGCTCGCGGTGGCCGTGTGCGCTGTCGATAAGGAATATTTCGCGTCATGACCGATCATGAAGAAATAGTGAAGTGGCGCGTTGAATTTTCTGAAAACGGCGAAGAATACGTCGGGTGGCTTAACATTACTGCAAAAGACGTGCAGCGCGTTGAAGGCAATCACAATGCTTTAATCGCAGACGGTGTGCATATCGAAATAGACGAGTACATCATCAGCATCGAGCGCTTATGAGCCTGCCTTACGCGACTGCAACTTCCGGTCAACGTGCGATGGAGGAAATTCACAAGACCTTGCGCCGCTTCGGCTGCGCGTCTTTCGGCTCGATGATGGATGAGGAAAATGGTGAGCTGATCGTGCAGTTTCAGTTTCGCGGGACACCTGTGAGCATCAAGGCCAGCATCAACGGCTATGCAGCGGCATGGCTCAAGGAAAAACCGTACTCGAATCGGATGCGCGCAAGCCGCACAGAACACGAGCAGGAAGCGAAGCGCGTAGCGTCGCTCGCCGTTTATTCGATTCTGCGCGATTGGATCAAGGGACAGATCACCGCCATCGAAACTGGCATCCTATCCTTCGAGGGTGCGTTCCTCGGGCAGATTCTTCTGCCGAGCGGCAAGACGGTGCTCGAAACGGCAAAGGCTCAGAAAATGCTCCCCGGACCTCCGGAAGAAAAGGTCGTCAAGCTAGGCGGCAAATCATGAGCGAACCCGGTAAGGAAACGCTCTCCGAGATCGAGGCCATGCGCGCGGAACTCGCGCGGCTGACCGAATTCGAGCAGCGCGTCAAGTCGTGGACGCTGCCGCAGTCGTTCTACGCGCTTTTCATGCACGAGTACGCCGGTGCGAAGTCTCCGACCGCGACGGTCGAGTCCTGCACCCGCGCCGCCTTGAGCGCGTGCGTGTACCGCGCCTTCAAGCTCGCCGAGGGCGCGGTGTCCAAGGAAGAGGCCGAGAAAATCCGCTCGCTCCTGCCGGGGTGAAACCCGAACCGATGTACCTCCTGAAGATGCCGGGGGCCGCCCATCAGCTCCTGTGGTGGCTTATCATGCGCATGGACAGCCGCGGCGAAGTGCTCGGGGGCTGGCGCACCCAGGCCGAGCAAACTCTGGGGGTGGATCGCAGTTGGATCAGGGAGTGCGTGGGGGTGCTGGTGAAGCACGGCTTGATCGAAACGCACCCGCGCGCGCGGTGGGTCAAGGTGAACGTGAACCGGATCGTGGGGTGACGCAGTGCCGATCAAGCCCGAGAACGCGAAACGTTACCCGAAGGACTGGAAGCGTATCAGCACGGAGATTCGCGAGCGTTCTGGCGGGCGCTGCGAGTGCGAGGGTGAGTGCGGTCTGCACCGCACGCATCCGGGCCCGAGACGCTGCGTGGAACGAAACGGCGAGTTTGCAAAGTGGGCGAACGGAAAAGTGGTCCTGACTGTGGCGCACCTGAATCATCAGCCCGAAGATTGCCGGCCGCAGAACCTTAAAGCGATGTGCCAGCGCTGCCACTTGCGCTACGATCAGGAGCACCATCAGCGCAACGCGAGGGAGACTCGGCGCTCTCGTAAAGCCGTTGCGGAACTTCCACTATGATCTTGCTCTCCGACCTCCTGCTCGGTCTGCTCATCGGGTTCGTCATGCTCCTGCTCGCGCACCGCTGGTACTATGGGCGGTGGTTCTGATGGACCCGTACCAGGAACTCGGCGTCCGCCGCGACGCAACACCCGAACAAGTCAAGCACGCCTACAGAAAGCGCGTCCAGAAGGCGCACCCGGACAAGGGCGGCACCAAAGAGAAGTTCCACGCGATCCAGAAGTCCTACGACATTCTCTCGGACGCGGAGCGCCGCAAGCGCTACGACCAGACCGGTGACGATACCGCGCCCGCCGCCGATCCGCGCGAGTTGGCGATGGCCGAGCTCGCCTCGATCTTCCTGACGCTGGTGGACTCGCAGGACGCGGACCACTCGAACCTGATCGAGATGGTAAAGCAGCCGGTCGAGCACGGCATCGCCGAGCGCAAGGGCCGCATCGTGCAACTCAAGAATGCCATCGAGAAGCGCGAGCGGGCGCTCAAGCGCGTGTCGAGAAAGACTGCCGGCAACAACGTGTTCGCTCGGTTCCTTGCGGCCGACATCGCGTCGCGCCATCAAGCGATCGCCAAGCTCGAAGTCGAGTGCGAGCGCGGTCAGATGATGCTCGGGATGCTCGCGGAGTACGAATACAAGGCGGACGTGATGACGCCCAACCAGATGTTCGCGCAGTTCCAAGGCATTGTGGGAATCAGGACGTACGGATGAAGTTCCCTCTCGCCCGCTTCGATCAGTTCTGCACCTCGCTTCCGGTCGATTCCAAGGAAAAGGGGCGCGTCATGCTGTCGCCGAAGAAACAGCTCGGCACGCAGCGCTACGCGATCGAGGAAATCGTCAAGGGACTTGAAGAAGGCGTGCATTTTTTCGACATCTTGAAAGCGCGACAGCTCGGGTGTACCACGATCACGCTCGCGCTCGATCTTTTTTGGCACTTCGAGCACCCCGGGATGCAGGGCACGCTCGCGGTGGACTCCGAAGAAAATCGCGAGATGATGCGCTCCACGCTCAAGCTCTTTCACGAAGGACTGCCGGGCGACATGAGGATTCCGCTCGCCCTGGACAACCGCAACCTGATGGCGTTCGGCAACCGCTCGCGGCTGATGCTGCAAATCGGCAGCGGCGCGCGCAGGAAAGGCACCAAGGGGCGCGGCAAGGGGCTCATATTCCTGCACGCGACCGAGACGGCGAGCTGGGAGGATCCCGAATCCCTCGCCTCGATCCTCGCCTCGCTCGCGCAGGAGAACCCGCTGCGGCTGTACGTGTTCGAGTCCACCGCGCGCGGCTACAACATGCGGCATGATATGTGGAGGACCGCGAAGAACTCGGTCACGAAGAAAGCCATCTTCATCGGCTGGTGGCGGAACGAGTTGTACCGCAAGGAGCCCGGCAGCGTCGAGTACGAAACCTATTGGGACGGGGCGTTCACGGCGCCGGAAAGGGAGTGGGTCAATGCGGTCAAGGTCCTATACGGCTACGACTTGAGCGCCGAGCAGATGGCGTGGTGGCGCTGGATGGGCGCGGAAATCATTTCCGATGAGAACCTGCTGATGCAGGAGTACCCGCCGACCGAGCGCCACGCCTTCATCCTCACGGGACAGAACTTCTTCTCGCTCCCGCTGATCGAGCGCGAGGAGCAGCGCGTGGACGCCGAGACCCCGCCCTCGTACTGGCGCTACAAGTTCGGCGAGAGCTTCATGCACACGCAAGTCGAGGAGGCGAACGAGCAGATCGAGCAGTTGAAGGTGTGGGAACTGCCGGACGCGCAAGCGTACTACTCGATCGGCGGCGACCCGGCGTTCGGCTCCTCGGAATGGGCCGACCGTTTTGCGATCAGCGTGTGGCGCTGCTACGCCGACCGCTTCGAGCAGGTCGCCGAGTTCTGCACCCCGCACCTCACCACCTACCGCTACGCCTGGGTGCTGTGCTCGCTTGCCGGCCTGTACCGCAACAGCCGGGTGAACCTGGAGATCAACGGCCCGGGCGAGGCCGTGATGAACGAGATCAACACCTTGAAGCGCCAGGCGTCCTCGATCCCGTCGCGCTCGGATGGGAAAGAGTTGCGCGACGTGCTCGGGTCGATGAAATACTACCTCTACCGGCGCCTCGATCAGCCGGGCGGCGGCACCGGCGTCTACCACACCCTCACCACGCACAAGATGAAGGAGCGCATGGTGAACGGCTTCAACGACTTGCTCGAGCGCGGCGAGGGCGTGATCCACTCCAAGGACTTGCTCGAGGAAATGAAAATCTTCGTGCGCGAGGACGGAGTGCTGGGCGCACCCAACCGCGCCAAGGACGACCGGGTGATCTCGGCGTCCCTTGCCGCGGTGCAGTACATCGAGCACATGAGGATTCCGCTTGAGCAGATGGGCGTGACCTGGGCGAAGGAGCGCGAGCGCCGCGCCAAGCGCGCGGAAACGGGCGAGGACATCGACACCGACAACCAGGTGTCGCGCGCGGTGCGCGGGTATATGAACCGGGTGGGATTGAGGATGCCGTGAGCGACGTTCTTTCGCGGCCGGTTCTGCGATATCACGGCGGCAAATTTATTCTTGCGCCTTGGATTATTGGATTCTTCCCGCCGCATCGAATGTACTGCGAACCCTTCGCCGGTGCGGCCAGCGTGCTGATGCAAAAACCGCGAAGCACCGCAGAGTGCATCAACGATCTCGATGATCGCATCGTTGCGGTGTTCCGCTGTTTGCGCGACCCGGAGAAGGCCGAAGAACTGCGTCGGCGGCTGGTACTCACGCCTTTTGCTCGAGCTGAGTTCGAGGAATCCTATTCACCGGCGGTCGACGAGATTGACGCGGTGCGAAAAACCATCGTCTTGTCCTTCATGGGGCACGGCTCCGACAGTGTCGGTCGAGGCTACCGAACGGGGTTTCGGTGCAAAGATACCGAGGGCAGAGCACTCCCGTCGAACGAGTGGGCGAACTGGCCCGATCAGATACCCGCGTTTATCCAGAGGTTGCGCAGAGTAGCGATCGAGCGCCGAGATGCCGTCGAGGTCATCAACCGGATTGATGCGGTCGGCACGCTCTTCTATGTGGATCCGCCATATCCAGCGCACGCCAGAACATCAAGCGTAGGCAAACATGGTTATCGCCACGAACTGAGCGACGATCAGCATTGCGAGCTCGCGAAAACGCTGCACGCCGTTGAGGGCATGGTAGTGCTGTCCGGTTACGCTTGCCCGCTCTACGACCGCGATCTTTATCCTGATTGGGAAAGGCATGAGACAAAGGCGCTTGCTGATGGGGCACGCCCGCGTATGGAAGTCGTCTGGCTCAATCCCGCCTGTTCCGCGGCTCTGGAAGCCTCCCGATCGCAAGCACGGATGTTCGCATGACCCCCGACGAAGTCCTCCGCCGCTTGAAAGTCCTGGCCGCCATGCCGGCCGATGAGCGCCCGATCTCGATCTACCGCCTGGAGAAGCTGGCGAAGGTCCAAGCGCGCTACATCTACGTGATCGTGAACCACAACGATCACTTGAGCTGCAAGGTCGCGCGCCGCCTCGCGCGCGTGCTCGAAGCGGTGGAGAACGGGCAGGTCGTGGTCGAGATGCAGCCGCGCGTCGTCGGCAAGCACCCCAAGAGCAACCGCTCGCTTACGTTCGACGCTCAGACTGTGCGCATCGTCGAGGAGAAGAATCCTCCGTGCAAGATGGCGCGCAGGATCACCTTCGGCAAGGACGGAAAGCCGAAGGTGGTGAACGTGGTTTTCAATCCGAACGCTTTGCAGAAAGGTTGAGCGTGCTTCTTCCTTTCCACGAAGGGCTGATGCGTACCACGCACTTCGATCCCGAGATGTCCGCGCTCGCCGACCGCCACTATTCGAGGCGCACCGTCGGCGCTCGTCAGTTCTGCTACGCCGGTCGGAAGTTGGTGCTGCGAGATTATGCGGGCCTGGTGCTGTTCGTGTGGATGTGGCCTTACGACGAGTTGCGCATGGACGGGCAGACCGGGTACAACTGCTCGATCTTTAGGAACGAGTCCGGGCGCCTGTCCTCCGAGATCATCCTAGAAGCCGAGCAACTGGCACTCGATAAGTGGGGCCCGAACCGCTTCTACACTTACGTCGATGGCCGAAAAATCCGCTCGACCAACCCCGGCTTCTGTTTCTTGAAAGCCGGGTGGAGAAAAGACGGTTTCTCCAAGTCGGGACTGCTTCGGCTTGTGAAAAGTTGACTTTTTCTCCCTTTTGGTTTTTGATACGCCCGGGGCATGAGCACTCCGCTTGACAGCACGGATGCTTTGATCGGCGGCTGAAGGGAAGAACAAGTCGATCGGTTGGCGATCCTACTCGCCCGTCTAATTCGTGGACCCGGACGGTTCCCGCGTAGCCTCTACGGGACGGAAACGAGCGAACAGGTGATGAAGCCGAGAAGGCGGGCTTGATCCACCCGAAGTAACGGATGCTCGATAAGCAAGCAGGCGGCTGAGGAAAGACTCTTGGCGTCGCTGGGGTGAAAGCCCCTCGAACGGTAGGCTTCAAAGCCTGTCGGGTCCACGCCTATTCGGATTTTGAGCTTACTGCCAGGAGTCCTCCCTCAGCTATGCCGGGACTGAAAAAGGAGTGGAAATGTTACGCCCACGGCTTCTTTGAAAGCACCGAAGCTCGCTGTCCATACGGTTGCTCGGTTGTCGCCGAGCGCGCCTTCCTCACCGCCCCCGGCAAGCTCTCGAAGAAGTCCACGAACACCGACCGGCTCCTGAACCAGCTCGCCCGCGACTTCGGGTTCAGCGACATGAGCAACCGGAAAGGCTCCGTTGGCGCTGGCCAGTTGAAGGGCGAGAACCCGGCTCTCTGGCTTGAGATTCCGAAGGGCAACACCTTCCGCATCGACAAGCAGGCCGAGGAGCAAAGGGCGGGTGCGGCGGGCGGGGCGTCGGCCGCAGCGCAGGCATTCCGCACCGGGCCGGATGCTTCGCTCACCGATCTGAAACTGCCGCCGCTCAAGCCGGTCATCACCGACAAGCGCCTCATCTACGGCACCAAGGCCGACGTGATGGCCGCGATACCGAAGGTCGCATGAGTTACCCCTGCCATGTTTGCGCCGATACGCTTATTTACGGCGTCACCTACACGTTTCCACGGCAGTATCACCCGAAGGAGCCTAGTTGCGGAAAGGTATATGTGTACCCGGGGCTGACGTGCGCGGCAGGGCTCGGGCCGACTCCTCCTCCGGTGCTGGTTGAATGCCGGCGCTGCAAAGGCACTGGCATGGTTGATGAGCGGCGAAGCTGTGCAAGGCGAACATCGCCAGAGAGACGCTCATGAGGATACCAACGGAAGAAACGAAGAAAGCCGACCTCTACCGCGAGCTGATCGCCGCGTGCGGCGCCTCGCGACAGAAGCGCATCGACCAGTACGCGCAGAACCGCCGCTGGTATCTGTTCGGCACGGACGACGGCTCGGTGAGCGCGTGGAACAAGATTTACTCGCACCTGGACCTCGTGACTTCGTTCCTCTATGCCTCCGACACCACGCGCTTCGCGGTTCGCATGGGCACCAACGCCCCGCGCGAGGACGTGCACAAGACCGGCGCGTTCGGCAAGAAAATCACCGAGGAGTGGATCGAATCGAACGCCGACTCGATCTACAGCCAGGGGACGCTGTGGGCGCTCATCTACGATTCGACCCTCATCAAGCACATCCGGCGCTCGGGGTCGGTCGAGCCGTTCCTGGTGGACTCGGGCTCGTTCGGGGTGCTGCGCGAGGACGTGCCGATGTTGGACCGCCAGGATGCGTTCGCGCACTGGTGGTATCTGACCGAGGAGGATCTGACCCGGCGGCTGCGCTTTCACCCGAAGCGCGACGAAATACTCACGAACGTCCATGCCGCGCTCTCTAAGAAAGACGTGGGGAGCGCGGTGCCGCCGTTGATCGACAGCATCATCAACCCGGCCTTTACCTCGACCACGGTGTCGGGCGAGGCGAACGTCAACCTCGACATGCCGCAGGAGTACGCCGCCGAGATTACCGTTCCGTTGATCGAGATGGTCGAGCTGTGGGTGTGGAACAACTCCCTGGACGACTATCAGACCGTGACGATGGCCTCGAACGACGTGGTGGTGTACGACCGCAGGAACATCTTCCTGCCGCGCCTGAAGAACTTTCCGGCCGAGCATCCGTTCGTACAGATTTGCCCGAATCCGCTCTACGACTATTTTTGGGGCATGGCCGAAATCCAGCGCCTCATTCCGCTGCAGCGCGAGCTGAACGACGCGCAGGACGACTTGAAGCGCATGTACAAGAAGCAGGTCGATCCGCCGACGATGCTCTCCGGGATGGGCTTGGTCGAAGAAAAGATGCACGCCTTCCAGAACCCGAACGCGATGATCTCGGGGGAGCCGGGCACGACGCTGCACCAGCAGCGCACCGAAGTCCCGGCCACCTCGCGCGAGCGCATCCAGATGATCGTCGAGCAGTTCGAGGAAGCCTCCGGCATTACCGCGACTCTCGCCGGCCGCGGCGACAAGGGCGTGCGCTCCGATCGCCACGCGCGTTCTCTCCAGACCGCCGGCTCCTCCCGTCCGAAGAAGCGCGCCGTCACCATCGAGGACTCCCTCGCCAAGGGCGCGACGCTCTACGGCAAGGTGATCTACTGCGACGACGACACCACGCTCTACGACGACAAGGGCGAGAAGTTCGTGGTAGCGCAGATGGACCCGCATTTCCACGTCAAGGTCGATTCGCACTCCAACTCGCCGATCTTCATAGAGGACCAGCGCGACAACGCCGAGGTGCTGTTCAAGGCGCGCGCGATCGACAGGAAGCGCCTCATACAGATGATGAACCCGCCGATGCAGGACGAACTGATCTCGGACCTCGAAACCAAGATCATCCCGGGCGAGGCGGCGCAGATGAAAGCGCGCAACGAAGCGCTCGCCGCTGGACAGGCGGGCAAGGGCGGGAGTAAGCTCGCGAGCGTGAAGTGAGTTTTCCGGGGCAAACGGAAAGGCGCTCTCCGTGGTGGCGCGCCGCTTTGAGCGGGGGTAACGCCCTATAGCTCGCGGAGGTGAACATGGCTCGCAGACGCCGTGGCCGCAAGCATCGCCGTTGAGGCGGTGCAGGCCCGAAGCCCGCTGAAATGCGGGCTTTTAACTTTTGAGAACGGAAATGCCTTCACAGATAAGTCTCGGTAAATCTTGTTACATTGCAATCGTAGATGATGACGATTGGGAAGCTATACGTTCCCGAAGTTGGACTGCTCAAGTCCACAGATACAAAGGAAGAGTGGTTAAGGTATACGCGCAACATGCCGGCAAGTATTCAACAATTCTGATGCACAGATTTATTCTCGGCATCGAGGATATGGAATCGTCAACTCGCACCACATCAATCCAAGTGGATCACATTGACGGCAACGGCCTTAACAATGTCCGCAAGAATTTGAGAATGGCGACTTCAATACAAAACCGCCGTAATCGAATTCTCAACTCGAACAACAGCAGCGGATATAAGGGCGTTTATTTCAACCCGTATTCTCGGGTGCGTCCTTGGCTTGCTGCGATTAAAGCCGATGGTAAAAAGAACCATTTGGGAAGTTTTTCCACCCCACAAGAAGCTCACGCGGCGTATAGAACCGCAGCGGTTGATCTGCACAAGGAATTCGCCAACTTTGGTTATAAGTAGGCCCATTTCTGGTTAGAAATCACGACATATTCAAAATCAACGATTTGACGGGTACTTCTGAAGCGGCGTATAAGCGTGTCGAAGTGCTGACACCTTGCAACCGCTGACAAGTGCCACTCGACCCTGCTGAAATACCCGGCGGACCCGGCGCGAAAGAGCGCCCCGGTGCCGCTGCCGCTTCGCCGCCGTCCAGGCAATCATCCGGCCCGGCCACCTCGCCCATGTCCACGCCGCAGCCGAACGAAGGGCTGAAGCAGGCGGCGCGCGTGCAGGTGCAAATCGCAAGGCGGCAGCTCGAGCAGGCGCTCCCCGCCCTCGGCAGCGACACCGACGAAGGCCGCGCCGTCCTGAAAACCCTCTCGACGCTCGCCGCGGCCTTCGGCAAGACCGAGGACAAGGACCGCGAGTTGATCCCCGCCGAAATCGCCAGCCTCGTGTCCGGCGCCGGCATGGATCGCGCGGGCGCCGCGAAACCCCCGATGGGCGCACCCGCAGCCGCGCCCGCAATGGCCTGAAGGAGAATCGCATGTCCAAAGACTGGCAAAAACCCTCGGAGCGCGGTAGACGCGATCCGCTGTCGAACGACAAAAAGTCGGGTCCGATGGAGAACCCGCCGCGCTACGCGGAGTTGGGCGGCTTCAAGAACGCTCGCACCGGCCATCACCGCAATGCGATGACGGTCAGGAAGCCGGGCGGCACGAACGGATAGCCGATGTACGGCAAGCGCAGAAAATCGAAACGGGGGAGACGCAGATGAGCGAGAAACTCGTAGCCGCTCTGGATGCCGCCCTTGCGGGCGCGGTGCAGAACTATCCGCGCGACGCCTCAGTGGTCGTGCAGTTTGCCGCGGGCGATTACGCCAAGGTCACGGAAGCGCTGGCCGAAGCGAAAGCTGAACTTGCGCCCGCTCCGACGCCCGTGGCAGAAGAGCCCGTGGCAGAAGAGGCTGTTGCAGGTGGCAGAAAAAGGAGAGCCTGATGCCCGATGAACCCGAATCGCTGGAAGGCCAATCGACCGAGCAAATCCAGGCGCTCGCGTCGATGTCGCGAACGCTGCTGAACGACCCGAACACGCGCGGCGAGTTTCAACGCTTGCTGAAAAAGAACAACCCGAAGCTCGCGCTCCCCGAGATCGACACCGAGGACCGCGTGCAGGCCGTCGTCAAGCCGGTGGTCGAAAAGATCGAAAAGCTCGAAGCAGACAAGACCGTCACTGCCGCGCAGGCCGCGGCGAACACGATGTTCGAGAACCTGCGCGACGCGGGCGTCGTCAAGACGCGCAAGGACTTCGCGGAACTGGTGAAATACGCGAACGAGAAAGGCTTCCAGACGAACGAGGCGGGGATCACGCTCGCGGCGCAGCACCGCGCGGACGAACAGGAACCCGCACAGCCGACGCCGCAATCGGCCGCCTCGCAGTTCTTCAACAAGGACAACAAGGATCTCAAGGACATCATGAAAGACCCGAGCGGTTGGGCGCGCAACCAGGCGTCCAAGGCGATCGACGAGATCATCAAGAACCGCGGACGGGCAGCCGCGTAGCAGTCCAAGGAGACAACATGGTCAAGAAGCTACTCGCCGCGCTCAACCATCCGCTGTTCGCAACTCTCGCGCTCGGCCTCGCGTGGTTCCTCGGCTACCTCGGTCCTCTCACACCGGACACCGGAATTCCGATTTTCCTGTTCGGAATTTTGCTCGGGCAAGGCATCGTGCCGGCGGCAGGCGTCGTCGCCACGGAGCTTACAGCCGTTACCCGTAGAGCCTTCGTCCCCAAGGGTGTGGTCCAGCTCTACAACTCCTCGCCCACCATCGCCTCGCTTCTCGCCAACGCCCAGCCGGCCTATGGCGGCGTGTCGTCCGTGTCGGTGCCGGTGCAGGGCACCTCGATGGTGTCGGGCGGCTTCATCGACTACTCGGGCAACTTCAGCGCGCCCGGCAACCAGCCCGGAATGCAGTTGACCGAGCAGAACTTGAAGGTGTTCGCGGTGCCGATCCCGTTCGGCATCATGGAGGGCCTGGTGCAGATGGATCACGCGATCATCCCGCTGATCGAAGCGCGGATGAACGACGCGACCAACTTCACGATGGACGCTTGGTCCACCGCGATCTTCGGCAACACCACCAACTTCCAGGCGTTCATCGGGTTGCCCGGCGCGATCGACGACGGCACCAACATGGTGAACTACGGGAACCTGAACCGGAACACGAATCCGTTCTGGCAATCGAAGGTCTACGCTGCGGGCGCGCAGAACCCGACGCGGCAACTGATCCTTCAGTACCTAGCCGGCGCGACCAAGAACGGCGCGGAAATGCCGACCTTCGGGGTGACTGGCTTCGGCACCTGGACGCTGCTCGCGCAGGACTTCGTCGGCCAGGAGTCCTACCAGATCACCCCGGGCACGCAGTTCGACGACGACCCGGAAGGGCCGCGCTCAGGGTTCCGCGCGCTCATGGTCGGGGGCGTGCCGATTTACGCCGACCCGTACTGCCCGGAAGGGACGATGTACCTCGTCAACTCGAACTACATCAACTTCTACGTCCACGTCGCGGCGAACTTCGCCTTCACCGGCTTCGAGAGCACCGTGTCGAACTTCCAGTTGGGCTACGTCGGGGTGCTGCTGACCGTGGCCGAACTCGTGTCGGTCAAGCCCAAGACGATGGCGAGAATTGCGGGTTTCAACTCCTTGACTTTATAGGGGAATAGCATGAGCTTCATGTCCATCGGCCAAGGGTTGAGAACGCTCTCGCAAGCGGCGATTCCGGTCCCGCTCGTCTCGGGCGAGGTGTTCACCATCCCGAACGGCCAATACCTCGCCCTGCCCGGCCCGTTCACCTTCGTCCAGTGGTACGACCCGGTCACGGCGAGCTGGCGCAACCTGCAAACGCCGAACAACAACCAGGCGTTTCCGATCCCCGGCGACGGCTTCAATTACCGCCTGGCGAACCTGACCGGCACGGTGGTCGGCGCGGTGGTCACCAACGGCGGCAGCGGCTATACCAACGGCATCTACTTCCCGAGCGGCTTCCCGATCTCCGGCAACCCGAACGCGGTGCTGCAAGGGGGCGTCGCCTCGGCGCCGACCGTCACCATCGCCGCGGGCGGAGGCACGATCACCGCGCTCGCCAACCTCGTGGTGGGCGGGGCGATCAACACCACCATCGCCATCACCACCGCCGGCACCGGCTACACCCGCGCGCCGATCCTCTTGATTGACCCGCCGCCTGCAGGCGGGGTGCCTGCCACGGCGACCTGCACGATTTCGGCCGGCGCGATCAACGCCGTCACCGTCACCAACCAGGGCGGGGGTTACTCCGTCGCGCCGAAAGTCAAGGTGGTCAACGCTCAGGGCGACACGGCCGGTTCGGGCGCGGTGCTGACCGTGAACGCGACCTTGGCCCTGACCGGCCAAGTGGTGTGCATCGTCCCGGTCAACAACGGCGCGGGCATGACCTCGGTGCCGGCGATCTCGTTCGCCCCGGCCTCGACCAGCGCAGCGACCTCGATCATGTGCTTCACCATCACCACGGGGGTTGCGCAAACGGGCGTGACCCAGATGGGTACGGGCAACGTCGGCATAGCGATTGGAGCCCTGACGGCAGGTACGTCGACCTCGACCAATCCGGCAATTACCACCGGACAGTTCATCCCGCGACCCGGCTACACGGCGTTCAACACCACGGCGGGCGGCGGGATCACGTTCCTGGACGGCGGGCTGCACCAGATCATCCCAACGGGCATCGTCTACGCATCGCTCTCGACCGGCACCATCTCGACGGCGGCCACCGCGGTCGCGCAAACCGTCGGCGGGGTGTCGGACCTGTCGTACCTGCTGCCGATCTAAGCGCGCGTCATGCCGCAGACCCTCCAGGCGGAAAATCTCACGCTCGACAACTGGAGCGGGGTGCTGCTTTTCACCGGCTTCAAGGTGTCGATCGGTGCGACCGGAGACGTCACGCTCGGGGGCACCGGCAGCAAGCAGACCGGCTCCGTTCCGGGCTTCGGCATCGCCGCGTCGAACTACACCCTCCGCAAGTTCCGCTGCCGCAACTCGCGCGACGTGAACGGCGCGACCAAGGACAATTCCGCCGCGGTCATCAGCCTCTTTACCGCGGCGGGCGGCACCGGCACCACGCTCATCAGCGCGCAGACGCTCTCGAACCTGACGGCGATCGCGGCGTACCAGGAAGTCACACTCGCTACTGCAGCCAACAACACGGTACTCAGCACCACGCCGCTGTTCCTCAACATCGGCACGGCGGTATCCGGGGGCTTCATCGACATCGACATCTACGGCGACCTGATTCCGGGGGCACTATGAGAGTTTCTTCGCACTTCCAGCCCGCTCCGGTCATCTACGTGAGAAACAACGGTGCGGAAACCTTCTCCGACCGCTACGACGGCGAGGACTTCGCGATCAAGCCGGGCGAATACATCGCGATGCCGGTCGAGGCGGCAACGCTGTGCCTGGGCTACGGCGACGCGAGCAAGAACCGCGCCATCGCGCGACTCGGTTGGGCGCCCAAGGCCGAGCAGTTCAAGGATGCCGTCGCGCGCTTGAACAAGTTCTCCTTCCACGGCAGCGAGGAAGAAGCCGCCGGCAAGAGGAAAGGCCAGTCGCATGCCCCGCTGGTGCCCGCCGCCCCGTCCAAGCCTTCGGGCGAGGCCGGGGAGGACGGTCAAGAGGGCAATACCAACCTCATCGGAAAGCTGGCCCGGGCCCAAGCTCAAGCCCCGGCCTGACCGGGGCAGATGTCCGCGTTCTCGGATGAACTCTCCGATCTCAGGCGACTCGTTCATGACTCGACTGACCAGATGTCCTCGCAGGTCGAGAAGCTCATTCTCGTCAACAAGGGGCGGCGGCGCGTGGTGCGCGACTCCGGCTGCTACCGCGTGCTGCAATCGCTCCAGTACGCCGCCGCCAACCTCGAGGTGTTCCCCTACGGCGGGGTGATCGGCGTTCAGATCGTCGCGGGCGGCACCGGCACTGCGGGAACCTCTCAAGCCGTGACGTTCACCGGAGGCGGCGGATCCGGGGCAACCGGCACGGCGACGGTGGCGGCGGGCGTCGTGACCGCCATCGCGATCACCGCCCCTGGGACCGGGTACACCTCCGCGCCCGCGGTCACGGTCGCGGGCGGCGGGGCGGGCTTCTCCGGGGTCGCCGGTTTCATCCACGCCTCCACCATCGACATGGTGACGCTCTCGCGCTACGCGCTGGGCAACGCCTCGCGCGATCCGCTCATCTACTGGCCGTGGGGCAAGTTCAACGCGCGCGCGCGCTACCTCACCAACTACGTCGGCACGCCGCAGATGTGGTCCACCTACTCGAACAATTCGGTGTTCGTCGCGCCGAAACTCGATCAGACCTACGCCTTCGACTTCGACACGATTCGCCTTCCGCCCGACATCGTCGACGCGACCACCCTCGAAGTGATCCCGGAGCCCTTCATCGAGTCGATCGGCTTCTACGCCGCCTACCTCCTCAAGATGAAAGAGCAGTCCTGGGGCGAGGCGGACGCCTTCCAGCAGCAGTACGTGAAGCAGATCAGCGCGGCGATCAATAGTTCGTACACCCGCCGTCTGGTACAGCCCTATGCGGCCTAGCCCATGACCTCCAAAGTCGTCGCCCCATACGAGGACCGCAAGCAGGACATCGTCGTCAAGCAGTTCGACGGGGTGAACCTGTCGGCGCACCGCACGCAGATCAAGGAGACGGAGTTCGCGTGGCTGGAGAACGTGGTGCCGCTGGGCTACGCCAACATGCCGGTGGTGCCGGCAGCGGGCTCGAGCTCGACCACGCTCTTTGCCGCGCCCAACGCCGCGTTCATGGCCTACGCCAACCTGAACGGCACGGACTTCATGTTCGTGGTCAAGACCAACGGGTCGCTCTCATCGCTCAATCTGAACACCGGGGCGATCACCAACAACATCTTCGCCGCGGCGACCTTCTCCTCGACCGACGTGGCGATCGCGCAATGGAAGAACGAGCGCATCATCATCGTCGATCCGTCGAACTACCGCTCTTGGGACGGGACGTTCGCCACCTCGAACGGCTCGGTCGTGGCCTTCACCATGACGGCGGCGGGCGCTGGCTACACCTCGATTCCGACGATCACCTTCACCGGAGGCGGAGGCCTGGGGGCGGCGGCCACGGCGGTCATGCAGGTGAACGGCACGCAGACCATCACTGCGGCCGGAACCGGCTACGTGGTCGGGGACATCATCACCTTCTCGGGCGGCACCTCGACTGTCACGGCGCAGCTGCGCGTCGATACCATCGGCGGCGGCGGCACGATCACGGCGGTTTCGATCTACCGCTCGGGTGCGTACTCGGTGCTGCCGACCGCCCCGGTCGCAGTGACGGGCGGCTCAGGGACCGGCGCGACCATCACGCCGCTCTACAACGTCGCCTCGCTCACGCTCACCAATCCGGGCACGACGGCCTACATCGCCGCGCCGACGGTGGTGTTCACGGGCGGCGGGTTCACGTCGGCAGCGACCGCGACCTCGGCCATCGTCGCGGGGCTGAGCGCCGGGCACGCGGTGGCGACCTATGCGGGGCGAGTGTGGGTCGCCAAGGGTAGGACGCGCAACTACTCGGCGCCTGACTCCTGGTACGACTTCAGCGCCGCAACGGCGGGCGGCAGCTCCATCATCTCGGACGAGACGCTGGAGAAGAACATCAACCAGCTCATCGCGGCGAACGGATTTCTCTACACCGTCGGCGATACGTCGATTGACGCGCTCTCCGATGTGCGCGTGCAGGCAGGCTCGCCGCCGATCACGGTATTTTCCAGCGTGAACATCTCGCCTCAGATCGGCTCGCAGTTCGGGCCGGGCAATCCGCTGATCCCGTTCGGCAAGGCGTTGCTGTGGTCGGCGCGCTTCGGGATTTATTCATTGCTCGGCTCGACGCCCCGCAAGCTCAGCGACAAGCTCGACCTGCTCATGAAGGCGGTCACGGTGTCCGGCGGCCAGTTCCTCGGGGCCGGAGTGTGCAAACTCTACGGGAGCCTGTGCCCGGCGTTTCTGGTGTCCTATCCGGATGGCAGCGTCGCGGGCACGCGCACGCTCGTCGTCATGCTCGTGAACGGGCGCTGGTTCTTCGTGACGCAAGGGACGCCGACCCTGATCGCGGGCGCGACGGTGTCAGGCGACCAGGTGCTATTTGCTTCCGACGGCACCAACATCTACCAGCTGTTCGGCGAGACGACCAACGCCTCGACGATTGCGTGGAAGATCACGACCGCCTTGTGGCCCGCGAAAACTCCAGTATCCGACAAACAAATGTTTAAGTGCGGCGTGGAGATTTCCCCGTTAGAAAATAGCATCGTGTCAATAACGACGCCAATTACCGACATCCCGGCAACTATCAATGTTCTGCTGGATAACGAGCGCTCTGGAACATCTCCTCAGATCGTACTCGGGCCGAACACCGGGCAATGGGTGAATGCTGCGGGCGTGTCGGGGTCGTGGGTGAACGCGGCCGGTCAGAGCGGCGACTGGCTACTGCCTGGATTCAACATCTTGCAGGCCGACGCCTCGACCAAGGGCCGCTACGTCGGCTATACGATGATTGGCAGCACGCGCGGCTTCACCTTCAATGGCATCCTCGGGCAGTACGAGGAGCGCGGTAAGTGGAACGCTTCGGGAGTCTCATAAATGGCATTCAACACGTTTACCGATAAATCCCCCTCGTGGAGTCTGACCGCGCTCGATCAGAATTTTTCTCTCCTCGGGAGCACGAGCGATGCGACGGCTGGCGCTGCGCTGATTGGCTACAAATCGTCTGCCACCGGTGCTGTTGGGCGCCTACTCTCACAATTTCTTGGTGATGTTGTTTCCGTGAAGAACTTCGGCGCGGTTGGAAATGGCATCGCGGATGATACGGCTGCGTTCCAGGTTGCTCACGATGCTTTGCCTTCTACTGGCGGGATCATTTACATCCCTGCCGGCACGTATCTTTTCAATCAGACAACGCAGTCAGCACAGTTCACCATCAGAAAGTCCAACGTGATGCTTTGCGGTCAGGGGTGGGCATCGCAGTTGAAGAAAACGAACTCCGGGATCGTGATTGGAAATCAGGCAATCATATATATCCAGTCTCCAGCTGGTGGAGCGATTTCAAATATCACACTGAAAAATTTCCGCATCACGGGACCGACGCCTTCCACTGGGGCAGCCATATCTGGCACCGCAAACGTCGTAGGGACCTTGTTAGATGCCGCCCAAAACAATAAGGACATCACTGACGTTCTGTATGACGGAGTTCTGATCGAGCAGATGGAGACCAGTGGGTTTGCTATCACCGATAGCGCCACGGGTAGAGTCAGACGGATCAAGTACGTCAACTGCTGGGCTCGCAACGGGCGTGGCGACGGTTTCAATGACTTTGCCGGAGGCTCTTTCGATG